AGTTAATGCTCTTACTGTTTTATATGCTACTGTAAAAGAATCGTCATTATTTAATAAAGGTATGTCTATATAAATTATATTTGTTTCTATTCCCCCTAATAAATGGTCTATTGTTGAGTCTGATGCAGAAGGGATTTTATCTTTAGGTTCCTCACTTTTTAAAGACGAACCAGAATAATATCTTAATATTAATTTAGTGTCATTTTCTAAGGTTTCTTTATCTGAGCTACCACTAGTTATAGTAATAGTGGCATTAGCATTTATAGTAGTTAATTTTGTTAATCTATTATTAAAATTAGCTGAGCATGTTACTGCAATAATTTGATTTAATGAAGATGATATAGCTGTTGCTGAATTAGCTATAGATCCTGATCTAAATAAAAAAGCACTACCTGATATTACTTCATATTTATCAAATTTTAATCCATAATCTTCTGGCATATTATTTATTTATTAATGTAATTCTTTTATTCTTTTAATTAATATACAGTAATGACCTAATACATTATGTGATGATCCTGCTTCATTTTTATAAGCTATATTAAGAATATGACCTGGAGTTAATACAGAATAATTAGCAGCTTGAGAAGATGTTACTCCTGTTAATTGAGAATATTGGTAATTTTTTTGGCCTTCTGGTGTTGGCATATACATTTCAAATATAAGATCAGGTTCATGTGCTGTAGATGCCATTCCTTGTAACATTTTTTCTGCCCAAATAGTAAAAGATCCCGAATGGTTTGATCCCCCTACGGTAGCATTTATATTTGCTCTTACTCCTACTAACGAACAACTGTAAGGTATAATCATACCCCCTACTTGAGTATTACCATAATCAGGTGGACCTCCACCACTTTCTACACTCCAGTTTGTATTCATAAATCCATGATTTCCAGGGTATGCATAATCACCAACAGCTAAAGTTGCAGCTCTCCAACTACCATTTACTAATACTTCAGGATTTTCTGAATATACAAATCCTTCTGTTTCTATATCTCCACTTGAGCTTAATCTTCCTTCAATAGTAACTGATGATGAAGGTGCTATTGTTGATGTTCCAAAAGAAGCACTAGTGACTAATAGTCTACTTGAACTAATACTTCCAGTTATTACAATATTTCCTGATGAGGTTATATTTCCCGCCGTATCTACTTTAAAATTAGCTAACGTACTAGTTGTACCTACATAAAATTCTTTATCTATTGCTATTTTAACATAATCATCTCCATCTATTAGAATATTATTATCAACTCCTTTAATAAATTGGTCTGTTCCATCTAGTGAATCGTCAAAAGATATTTTTCCTGCTCCTGGTAGACGAACATTTGCTGCTGTTATATTTCCACTTGAACTTATATTACCTGAGGCTGTTACGTGGGATAAGACATTGTTTCCTAAAACAACACTTGAACCTGTTATTATGGTTTTATTAGTTGTTTGACCAACAATAACATCACCAGAACCTGACTTATAAAGTACTTTTACTCCTCCTAATTTATATCCTGTGGTTTTTGTTCTAGCATTGAAAAAAGTAGCAGAAGTATCGGCTGCTGAATGTATTTTACTACCTGAAATAGTTCCACTTGAACTTATATTACCTGAGGCTGTTATATGGGTTCCTCCTGCAACGTGAATACCATTAGCAAAATATATATCTGATACACCATTATTGTGTTGGATTCGGTCTGCAATAGCTCTTGATCCATATAAATAACCACTTGAACTTATATTACCTGAGGCTGTTATATGGGATAATGTTTGAATTCTACCACTTGAAGTAATGTGACCTACTGCGCTTATGTTTCCACCTGCATCTACATTACTTCCACTTATATCTCCTGAAGATGATATATGACCATTTATAGTTATAGGTCCTACATGTGATGTTGTTCCTGTAATTGTGTGTGAATCTGATCCATGATTACCAAATGCCATATTACCTATTGCAGTTATATGTGTTAATCCAGAGAGTTGTGTTGCACCATCACCGACTATATTTCCATTTGCGTTTATATCACCTGATACAGTTAAATCATCATCTATTTGGGCATCATCTGTTGAATGTAAATGTTCTACTTTTATAGCACCTGAAGCTGTTATTTCAGCTGCAATTACATTCCCACTTGCACTTATATTACCTGAGGCTGTTATATGACCATTTCCTGAAGTTCCTAAAACTTGAAAACTTTGTTTTGCAGGATTATATACTAAATTTCTAGATACTTCTACTCCTTGATTACCTGATGTTCCATCTACAAATGATATAAAGTCATCTTCATGTTCTTCTTCATTTAATGTTGTAACTACATTAGTAGCATTAGTAGCTGGTACATTAGATAAACCACTACCATCACCTGAAAATGATGAAGCTGAAATAAACCCACTTGCACTTATATTACTTGAGGCTGTTATATGGGTAGTACTTATATATGTACTTGAAGAAATAAAACCTTCTAAAATTAAATTCCCACTTGCACTTATAGAACCTGATACTGTTAATTTTTCTGTTGGGTTGTTATTTCCTATACCTAAATTCATAATTGAAGATGAACATAAGAATGAATGAACATTACCTCTACCATGTAATTCATGTTCAACTTTATTTGTAGTATTAGACATTATTTTTAATACTGAATCTCCACTAGTTGCTAATGTTAAAGGTCCCCCTAATATATGTGTTCCTACTCCACTTGCACTTATATTACCTGAGGATGTTACATTTCCTATAATATTAGTATCACCAACTACTCGAAAAAAAGAACTTGGACCTAGAACTGGAGCATCATTAGTAAATTGAAAATGGCTAGAATTAAATATTAATTTACCTGATGCAGATATATGTTGTTGGTTAACTGCGGCTCTATATAATCTCATTATAGAATTATCTAACATTCCAATGTTAATTCCTTTACGAAATGAACCTGATGCAGCTGTTACTTCTCCACTTGCACTTATATTACCTCCTAAACTTGCACTTAAACTAGCTGTTATGTCTGTAAAATTACTAAATGTTTTTACAGCTCCCGCTGAACCAGAACCATAATAAAATAATCCTGTGTCTACATTGATTGCTGGTTCTCCCTGTGCTAGGGTAGTAGGTATTGCTGAACCTGTTCCGTTTTTTAATATTATTGTACTTGCCATATTTGTTTTATTCTATTATAAATATTTAAAAATTTCCTCCATTTAATGTTCCAATAAAACTAGTTGCAAGACTTGCTGTATTAGCATTTATTGCATGAGATGAGGATAATTCAAAAGTAATTTCATGTGATGCAGAAACAGCAAATAAAGCATATGATGATGTTATAGCATGTGAAGATGATATTGGTACAAAAATAGAACCAGTTCCATCAGCTAATTGATTAGTTCCATCTGTTTGGACTATTCTTTGAAAAGTGTCCTGTATGTTTTTGTTTTCGAAGTTTTCGATTGCCATTTATAACCATTTTATTTTTGTTTTTCAAGAACCTTTAACACACCATTTATTATTTTACCTGTGTTTTCTACGTGATTTTCTTGTAAATATGTTGCTACTATATTATTTAATGCATTACGCTTATAAGAAATATTATTTACGTTTATATCATCTTTTATTAATAATTTAAGTAAATTTACAACATGATCTTTTTCAGTAATTGTTGGTTTTTCATTTTTAACTTTAACCTCTACTTTAGCTTCTACAATAGGTTTTTTAGTTGTTTGTGATTTAACTTCAACAGTTACTTTTTTACTTGTTTCTACCTCAAAATCACTTTCCCAAGGTGTAAAAAATGTATCTTCAGCGATAACTTCTAAACGAATATTACCTGAAGTATTTTCATCTATTAAACCTTTTAACTTTTTAATAGGAATTTCACATTTACCTCCTTTAGAAATAGTTCCATTAAATAATAATGAATAATCTTGAGTTTCTACTACTAAACGTGCTTTTGATTTTTTTAAGCTTGCTCCTTGTAGTGATATACTACATTCGAAAAGTTCTGATTTGTCTGTAAATAATTTATACATGTTTATAAATATTAAATAGATATGTTTTCAGCAATCATTTGAACTCCTAATACTTCTTTGACTGCTATTTTTATGTCTTTTGCTTTGATTTTATATTGTTTGATTTCTCTTTTTTTAGATTCTGTAATTGTGTTGCCGTGTATTTTTAGTATTAATTTTACTAATTTTTGTTTATCTTTTTGTTCCCATGTATTCCAATCTTCTCCAGCTGCTCTTTTTATTAATACTACATCTTCCCAAGTATGTGAATTATTATTCCATAAAAAATTTGCTTTATTCCATTTTATAGGAGTTTTTCTACTTGTTCCCATTTATTAAAATACTACATTATTATACAATTAACAGCTATAGTTGAAGCACTAAATGTTGCTCCTCCCCCATTTGTATTATGAAGATTAAAAAAGAAAACACCAGCTGAAACTGAATGTACTTCTACAGATAAAGCAGCACTAGAATTACAGTATACTATAGATGAATCTAATACAAAACTATTTGTGATTTTAAAATCTTCAGATTTTTGACTATTTAATAATGATGGTGCAACTACAACTCTAAACTGTGTTTTATATCTAGAAGTACTATTTGATGATCCTGGAGTAAGAGAAGTATTATTTACTGTGGAATTAACTACTACTCCCTCAAATGTAACTATGTCATCTGTTTCAACATCTTGATTCATCTTGTACAATTCATTTGCACCTTGACCTGTGTTTACTGTTGTAAATTCTACTGCTGATGTTGAAGTGACATTTTGGTCCATGTCGTATAATTCATTTGCACCTTGACCTGTATTTACTGTTGCAAATGTAACTGCATCAGTTGTTTCAACATCTTGATTCATCGCATACAGCTCATTTGCACCTTGACCTGTATTTACTGTTGCAAATGTAACTGCATCAGCTTCTCTTACATTTTGATCCATTAAATGAACTTCAGTAGCTCCTTGACCTGTGTCTAATGTAGTAAATACTCCTGGTCCTGTGGATGTAATTCCTGTTGTTGTTAATGGTCCTACAAAACCTGCTGCTTTAATTGTTCCACTTGCTGTAACATCACCTCCTATTCCTCTTATTTCTGATCCTGCTATTACTAAAGCTGAACAAGAAACATATCCACTTGCACTTACATTACCTGAAGCTGTAATATCACCAATTAAATTTATATCATTATATTCATTTACTATAATTTGTCCAAAAGAACCTGTACCACTAACAAAAATATTTCCATTACTTGCAGACACATAAGGAGCACTTCCATTACTTTGTCCTACTATTAAACCTGAAGCAGAAACAAATCCTTTTGCTGATATGTCTCCACTAGCTGATATAAATGTTTCAGATAGTAAAGCGGATGCGCTTACTTCTGATGCTGCTACTTGTGCGTTTGTATCTGATAAATTTAAATTTGAATCTATAAGATCTCCATATTGTGATTGATTAGGTATATCTCCTGTTTCGAAATATCCTTTTAATGTTGTTCTATTTTCTTTTGCCATTTTATGCTATTTGATTTGATTCTCCTAATATTTGATAACCTACTCCTTCTCCTATTTGATTTATATTTGTTGTTACTGAAGCTCCTCTAACTTGTTCTCTTGTTAATGGTTCTCCTGTTGGTAATACTATAAGTTCATCATTAAATACTACTCTAGATTTACTAAAGAATTTTTGTGGTTTTTTAGTTAAATCTTTATTTAAACTATCTGGTACTAAATATCCTTGAATTGTTAAACCAAAATTAGTTTTAACAACTCTATTTTCTCCTTGTGCAATTTCTGTTGTGTTATTATAAGTATCTATTCTTGCATTAAATTTAAATCTTTCTTTATCTCCCCAATAACTATCTGATGAATAATTTATCATTTCAATTAATTTGTTCATTTGAGCTACATAATCTGTCCATATTATACAAGAATATTGTAATTTAACATAATCAGGTATTACAATAGTATGGAATTCTTTTTGAGGCCTTATATTTTGTAATACATTAAAATTATCATATCTATTTTTTTTAGAATATTTTTCTTCAAATGTATAATATAATTGTGGATTATTACCATCTAATTTATTACCAAGATCTCTTCTTTTTTCAACACTATCTCTTTTAAACATAATAAGAGGTACTTGAAGTTTGCCTTCTTTATCTCTAAAATATCCATCTTGTTGAACTCCTTTCCATCTTTCAGGAGCTCCATAAATTACAGGTACTGGAGTTCTATTTCCTTGTACCATAACTGAAGGTTTAATAACATTATTAAAATAATACATTATTGCTTCATCATGGTCTTGTAAACCTATAGATACATCTTGTACTGTATCATCTTTTCTTGATGTTAGTCTTCCTTTATTTATACTAGATCTATTATCTACATTAGGAAATGATCCTTTTTTTACAGGAAAACCTTGAGCTTCAGGAAATTT